GCACTCAAACCAGTAGCAACTTCACTTGTAGTATTGTTTGTTACTTCAGTTGATGCATTGTTAGTTACAACCTGCACTACATGCCCCGGAATTAGCACACCGTTGCCGCTAGTCTTTTCGGTGATTGTATTAACGTATAGTTGACTCATCCGGCAATCTCCATAACTGTAGTGTCATTAGTATGTTTAATATCTTGTACTTTTAATATACTAGCCATGTAGTCTCCTATTAAGTTGGGTGTACCAACATACCCCAGAAAAATGATCGCCTAGCATTATCATGGATTTCACAATTTTCTTCAGATTGAAAATATGCCTCAACATAATCGCTTGAGCCGTTCATCTGCAGCATTCCAGTAGGAAGAGGATATTCACCGTTTGTAAAAGCATCTGCATCCACTTGGAATTGTGACAGCATAATGTCGGCATTTGTGGTGGTTTGTCCATTTTTTGCTACGTTAAAAGCAACAAGGGTTACACTACCAGAGAGCGTTTTAATTCGCACCTGACCACCAAACAAATACCAACCAGCAACTTGTGGTGTATATCTATGATTTGTTGAATCCCAATAACTAGCAGTATCAAGCTCAACAGACTCCCATGTGATTTTTGCATAAGCACTTGCTGTATAACTTTGCTCTGTATCAGTAGCATTTACTTGAAATGCTACTTTTTTAGCCATAACCAAACCACTGCTATTAATCGTAACAGCAGACGTACCTGCCGCATTGTTTATCTGGTCTACATTTAATATTGAAGCCATTATACAACACTCCAATTTCCATTAATTGTTATTGTTACACCACTATCTATACTGATTGGTCCAGCCGACATTGCGTTATCAGCGCTATCAATTGTATGATTTACAGATATAGATTGTGGATTAACTCTAAAAACACCTGCTTCTACGTGAGCAGCTAGTGAAATAACACCGGCGGAATCTAAAACATTTCCTGCTGGCATGGCCGGAGCTCCAGCAGCAGTTACGACAGCAGTAGCTTCTATTCCTCCAGTAGGACTAAATGATTTGTTTATATTCCTCGCTTTTGATTCTGCCATAGTGGGTCCTTACTTGGTTAATTCAAAATAGTTAAATCTAAATGATGCGGCAAAGGTAATAAATTCATTTCCACTTGCAGTTGATTCGAATGCAATGTCACCTAATGATGTAGGTACACAATCAACATACCTTACTCGCTTTGTCTGGTTATTATGACTTGATAAAATCGATAGAGTAATATCAGCATAAGTCCCAGGTTGACCAGCAGATGCTTGAAATGCTGTACGCTTTGTCATAGGTGTTTCAAGTAATCTACGTATCCATTGATACATCTCATCATAACCTTTAAGGTCTTCATCCAATATAATATTACATGCTAGCTCGTTAAAAGTAAGTGCATCACCCGGAAGTGGTACACCTGCAATTCGAGAATATGGAAGTTCAACTGGATTAAATATCATTCCGGGGTGTGTAATATTTTGACAAAAGAATTCAAGGTTAGGAAAGTTACGTCTGTCAATAACAAGCTTAAAGCTAGTCGGTTGTAGGTAATTAAAATTTTCAGTTAGTGTTGCCATACTCTTATTTATATGTTTTTTCCTTTACAAACTCAACAAACTATGGTATAATAAACTGTGGTTTGGAGAGGGAGGATACCTATAAAAAAGGACCGGCTTTCGCCGGTCCAGTCTATATTCTATTTTTTTATTCTTTATGCAAGAATATTGTCTACACGGAAGATCCGGTAGTACTGGTTAGTCTTAGCAGCAGTCAGTCCACTAGCTGGAGCAGGACCTACGAATGGGTTGGTTACCATACCGTAACGTGTCTTGAATCCAATTTTTGGCTGGAAGCTTTGCTCACCTACTGCACGAACCATTGTTAGTGGTACGTATGGGCAATAGAAGACACCTGCATCATAAGGGTTAGTTCCCTTATAACCAACATTGACATAGTCTTGAGTTGCATATGGATCAATGTAGACCCGCATGCGACCATTCATAACACCAGCAAAAGTATTGCCAGTATCATCTACTTGCAAGTTGGTTGACATTGCTGGAGTATAGTCAAGCATGCCAGAAGCTGAGAGAGCAGAAGCAACATCTGATGAACAGATCATAAAGTTACCTTTACCCCGACGTGTTTCTTTAGCAATGATGTTAGCTTCACGCTCGATTTGTACGATCAGACCTTTGAATTTCTCCACTGACCAACGACCGTCTGCATCTGTTGAGAGGTTAAAGATACCATTAATTGCTGTGTTAGCAGTTAGTGCACCTGTCTTAGCTTGTGAGTTAACTGTACGTACAACTTCACGGTTAATTTCAGCCATGATCTCAGTTGACAGAATGTTAGCCAGTTCTGTTTCAGCATCTAGGCCATGAATGGCTTTAAGATCCTGAGCAAGTTCCAAGCTATATTCTGCTTTCAGTGCCCGTGACTTGGCAGTTACAGTTGACTTTTCAATGGTGAAACCCATTTCAGCAAAGCTCTCACCAACACCGTCACCCAAAGCTTCAGCTTCGGCTGTTGTGTATGGATCATTAGCTGCTAGAGGATCAGTACGCTCATCATCAATTGATCCTACACCAGAGGATGAAGAATCAGCCAAACCAGAGGATGAACCGTTTGCAGTATATGCAGAATCTCCAGAGAAGCCAATTGGTGCTTCATTGAAGAGTGCTTCGCTGCCAGGAGCTTGACCAGCCTTTGATTTTTCAAAGGTTGACTTCATTGCGAAGATCAAGCCTGTTGGTCCGGACATTGGCTGGACTCCACACATGTCATATGCCATAAGGTTTGGCATTGCACGGCGGACAAGGGCAATAAGAACTGGATTCCAGTTAGCAGCATTGCCTGTGTTGTTTGTTGGAGCTGCTTCTGTCATGAATTGGCCTTGGGCCGCTTCTTCTGCGAATGCACGCTCTTGGTTTTCTAGAATAGCAGCAGTAACTGCTTTCCGGTGATGATCTTTAATAGTGCCGGCAGACTCTTCGTTCAGTACCGGTGCCCATTTTTCGATCAGTCGATCGTATGATACGGTTTGCATTTTTTTTGGACTCCCAAATTATTTATTTGTTTTTTGGATTGCTGTGAGATACTGAGCCATAGAACCCGATGCTACTTGAACACCATCGTCATCCGACACATCTTCTTCGATAGAAGCTGTTTCAGTAACTTTTTTGGTAAAGTATGATTCTTTAACAGTCTCTACTTTCTCTGCGAAAGTTTCTTCTGAATCAAAATCGATATCACTTACCAGTGACTTTAGTTTTTCAACTTGAGTTTCTGCAAGACCTTCAGATGCTTCACGGATAATCTTTTCTCGCATTAGCTCTTCGAGTACTCCCATCATCTCAATGTTTTTAGCAGTTGTATCATTAAGTGACTCTTCGAGTTCTGATACTTGATCTGCCATTTCGTCAACTAAGTCAACCTTAGCTTCCGGAACTTCGATGTAAGACTCTTCAAACAAATCTTTCAGACTTGACATGAAGTTCTCAGCAATTTCTGTTCTTAGGCCTGACTGGACTGCAAGCTTGTTTTCTTCCATCCAGCTCTCAACTACGTAGTTAAGATAATTGTCGACTTTTTCAACTAGGTCAGCTTTAGTAGATTCTACTTCTTCTGCCAACTCTTCGTTGTACTTCTCTTCAAGGCGATCGATCTCTTCACCCAGCTTAGACTTAATAGCTGCTTCAAAGATTGTCTCTGCTTTTGCCTTGAATTCATCTGACAGAGTTGCCTCTGATTCGACGAGTGCGTTTAGATCTTCAGAAAAATCAACTTGATAATCGAGCTCTGGAGATTCAGCAATTGCTTCACCTTCAAAATTCTCTACATCAAAGTCGTCTTTATGGTACATTGCCTGTAAATCAGTCTTGCCCATTTTTTGCATTTTTCCAACCATAGCAGTAATTAGTCCTGCTTTAGTTTTGATCATTGGATCTTGTTTAGTTTGATCACCCTTACGCGTTGGCGCTTTACCTGTAGCTTCACCTGCTTTATCAACAGATGCTACAGACTGAGCCTCAGCATTTTTAGGATCG